TTGCTCTTACCGTATCTCTTACTTTAGTTGCTACAATCTTAGAGCGTCCTTCCTCTTCACCAATGTCAACTTGACCATCAAAATAACGCTGTGCTTTAATACGGTCTTCTGTAATTTCACTCTCTACAAAGTCAACAGCTTCACTAACAGCATCACTTACAATGCCTTGGATGTCGTCTTCGCTCATTTGTTTCAATTCTGCCATGTTCTATCCTATTTTGCTATGCCAAATTGGTCTAGTATTCCTTCTTGTGGCTGTGTTGCTACAGCTCCAGGAGTTACATACCCCATAGATGTAATAATATCATTTATTAATTGTTGAATTTCAACTCCTTTTTCACTTTCACCTGTTAAAGCTCTCTTTACAGCGTCAGGGTTTTTAGAGTATAGAACCTTTGCAACTTCCATTCTACCTTTATCATCCATCTTAGGGGCTATTTTATCAATAGCAAAATCAATTATTTTAGTGATTGCAAGCCTAGTTGGTGAATCACCTTGTGCGATACCTTTACCCTCTTTTCTAGCTTGGGAGGCTATTCTACCAAAAGTATCTGCACCACCACCTGTGCCACCTGCTGTAATCTTGTTCTTCATGGTTTGAGCGGTCTCAGCAAGGTCTGCTTTTTGGATGATTGTATTTATGTCTTGGTCGGGGAATACAGTTCTAATAATTAAAGGAATTTTCATATCTGCATCGCCTGCCACTTGACTTGAGCCACCTGCACCTCTTAACTTGTTACTTAGACCGTTCATAATACCTGCTCTAAATGCTTTAAGTTTTTCTTGGGCAATTTGTGCGATTTCACTATTTGGGCTAGAAGTCTCGTCTAATATTTTATTAAAATGATAGATAGTTTCATCAGCCTTTGTTAAACCACTTGAGCCTGCCTTAAACGCATCTTCATTAGTCTTTAATATTCTAAACCCAACCCTAGCTTCTTGCAATTGTGGAGAAATCTTATTTAATTTTGCTTTCAATTCTAGTGCAGATTTTTTCAATGCGTTGTCCGCTTTTTGGACACCTGTTCTTGTATCTCGTAAAGTTTTGTATATTTCTTCAGCATCGTTTAATGTTGGTTTTTTAACAAATACTAACCTACCCGTATCATCAAACTTATAAAAAGGAACTATGTTCTTTTCTGCTGTATTTATAGTGTTTAAAACTGTTTTTGCATCAGGTATGCTTAAAATATCGTCATACAAGGAATCTATTATTTCAGGTGGAAGTTCATCAGCTTCTTTCCACGCTTTTTGATATGCTTTTGATGTTCCTTCTTGTACACCTTCTTGACCTTGCCTAAATGTAGCATAAGCACTATCAACAGCGTCATCTCCCTCAATACCAAGAGCAGAACGAGACATAACATCTCTTAAATCACCCCTAGTATTTTCCGCTCTTTGAGTTGTTTGGTTTGTTAAGAATTTTTTAACCTCTCCACCTTCTCCAAATATAGAGCTAATAGCGTGCGCTAAAGTTTTGTTTTCAGCAAACAATCTACCTGTTTGAATATCTGTAATAATCTCACCTACCGACTTGCCTGTTTCTTTAACTAAGTCGTCTAATTGCTTAATAACAACACCTGACGCTCTGTCACCAAACTTACTTCTAACAGCATTAGCTATTTTATCAAAACCTACTTGTCCACCGTGTATCAGAGGGGTTACCACTGCTGTTCCACCAAGACCCCATGCTGCGCCTTCAGGAAACTCTTTAATATCTTCTGATATACCTTGCTCGCCTTTTCCAACCGCATACGTTCCACTTTCTGCCATAGCAATAGGAGCTGCTGATTTAAATTTCTGCCCCATAGACATCATCTTAGAGCCTACTCTAGCTGTGTTTGCTACTGCTCCGCCTGTACCTATACCTGACATTAACATCAAAGCAGTTGGTGCAATAGAGCCTAGTATTTCAGACGTAATTGCAGTGCCAGGGTTTCTTTCTTCAAAGCCTTTTAATTCTGTTCTAATTCTTGTAACAATTTCTTCATAAGGGGTATCACTAAACCAACTCTCCATCTTTGCTTCCAACTCATCGCCAAAGCCTAGTAATGCGCCTTGTCCTACAAGAGTTCTACCAAAATCAATTGCCTCATCACCGAAAGAAGGTGGTGGTGGTGTTGGTTGTGTACCTAATTGATTGTCATCGATAAAACTATTTAATGCGTCTAATCCCATAATTCCCTACTTGTTATATTGATTAAGCATTTCTTTACGCTTCATCAAATTGAAATTTTGCCATTTGCTGTAATCAATTCCTTTTGAGTCCAATGCTTGTTGCATCTCATCAGGCATATTAAAGTAACTATGCTTAGAATGTTCTATTTGTCGCTTAGACTCGTCTTGAACCCAAGAACTATAGCCTGATGAACGTGACATCTCTTGTGCTTTGATGTATAACTCGTTTCTTATCTTTTCTTGTAACTCAAGTTTCTTTAATACTTGCGCCTTTAACTGAATAGGAGGTAAATTAACATCAATAGGTGTTGCCATTGCTAACTTCATTTCTGCTTCACTTAACGCACCAAACGTAACAGAGCCAATTACATCAAGACCTAACTGTCTCGCAAAAGACTCTAGGTTTGCAGTATTCGCATTAAGTGTAGGAAGTTGATTAGCAACCCAACCTGTAACTGCGCCCTCATCCAATGAGGTTAGAATGCCTTGGTAGTTTCTAAGTCGAGATGATATTCCCTCTGCCTTTTGGAACAAATTGGCAGACTCAGTATCTCTGCGCTCTTCATCTTTAAATCTTCTCTTTTCATCAGTCTCAAATGTAATCTTCTGCTTAGGAGACATACCCTGTGTTCCTGTGTAAACCTTATCAACAGTATTTGAACTAGGATTGTAAACAGGGATGTACTCTTTGCCTTCGCTATCGAATCTAGGCGAATAAGGTTTGTTGTCAGGAGCGCCAATACCATGTGCTGCTTCCATGCCTTTCTCAACAATACTTTTTGACATGGTAGGGTTTTGCTCTGCCATAACAGCCATTTCAAGGAACTTTTGTTTTTTTGCAGGGTCTGTTTGTTTCATTGCATACTGTCTAAGCCACTTAACTCCACTTGTTAAGCCTTTTTTCTTTTGCAGTCCATCTATCTTTGTTTGCATTGCTTTAGCAAGGTTTGCATCAGGATTAAGTCTCATTGAGTTAAGACCGATGGCTAGGTTTGCCATCTTAGCTTCATCATTCCAAAAGTCACTTATGCCATCACCCATCTTACTCATAAAGCCTTGTTCTTCTACAGGTGGAGGCGTTTGTTGTTGTACAGTCTGTTGTGGAATATTTACATGTGGCTGTCCACCTATTTGAACACCAGGGTCTGTCATTTGTTCAGGTGGTTGTGCGTTAGCACCACTAAAACCTAACTTATCCCAAACAGTGCCTTCTTTATCATCTGACAAGTAGTTTCCTGCCATGTTTCCTAGTAATCCGCTAAGTAATGGGTTCATAATATATTCCTATTTATTGTCCGAAGAAACGGCTAAACATTTTCATCTTATCATCATCTTCGTTTAGTTCTCTGTTTTGTTGAGCTAACATCTCAGTTTGGTCAGACATTAAATTAGTATCATACTCATTAGACGTTATAGCTCTATCTAATAGTCCAACACTATCATCACTCTGTACACCGTTAGGCTTTCCTTTAGAAAACTGAGTTGTGTTTAAACCTGTTCCCCATTGCATAGGCATTTGGGTTTGTTGAATGCCTTGAGGTCTTTGAACTTGTTGAGGCTGTTGTTGAGGTAACCCCATATTAGCTTGAGGCTGTTGTTGAGGCATGAACTGCTGAAAGATAGAGTTAAACTCATCATCCGTTAGTCCACCACGTTCTTGAGCGCTACCTAATATCTGCTGTAGGTAACTCATTAGCTTAGCTCATTGTATTTAACAGCGTAGTAGCCGTTATCCATCTTAACAACCGCATTAGGGAATAATTCCTTAGCTTCTTGAGCAATAACACCAAGTGTGTGGTTCATGTCGGCGCCTAATTCTTTAGCGCCTTCTCTCCATTCCCACTTATAGATGTTTAGACCTGATTTAAGCTGACCCATCTTAGTGATGTTTTTCTTTAATCTTTTATCTGAAGACTTCATCTGCGCACCAAGAGTCAAGTAATCGAACAGACCCGGTTGCTTAGATGTAGTTTGAGTTTGTGGAACAGGTGTAGCACCAAGAGCCTGAGTAACATAACCGATAGACTGACCCGGTTGGTTAGTGTAGCCTTGGAAGTTCTGCTTACCTGCGTCAATAAGAGCTTGTTGCATAGCTTGTTGCTGTGCGCCCTGTGTTGCTAGGTTGCCTGTAAGAGTCTGACCCATGCCGAAGCCTAGGTTAGATATATCAGCCATTTGACCTGCTCCACCCATTAACTGCTGATTGCCTTGTAATCCTGCTTGTTGATTAGCTAGATTTGCTTGCATATTGTTTCCAATATCTTGCTGTGCCATTTGTTGAGCGTTTTGATAACCTTGCTGTCTTAGGTTTGCAGATGATTGAGCTAGTTGAGATACTGTATCTCTACCTAATTCACCCATAGCAACACCATGACGTGAGCCACCGAATGCTTGACCTGCTTGTGCTTGAGCGCCTAACATATTCATTCCTTGAGTAGCACCTCGCATAATATCAGCTTCATTAGCTTTAACTACGTTGGTTTCATAAGGATTCATGTAAGGTGTCATGTTAGTGTTTGCTAACTGACCTGCTTGAACTTGTTGAGGTTGATACCCCATTGCGTTAGCTGTACCAAGACCTGATGCTTGCATACCTTGAGCTGCTGCTGTATTTACGTTTCCTGCACCTGCCATAATATTCTCCTAAACGAACAGTTTGTTGTATTGATTAACATCATTGCCTTGCTTGGCTTTAGTCTCTGCTAATGCTTGCTCATAAAGAGGCATAGAACTGTAACCTTGTACACCACCTGCAAATGTTTGTGCTTGAGGAACACCTGCCATAGCGTTTGAGTTTTGAGGAGCGAGTCCAAAAGCAGAAGCTGCATCCATGTTTTGTTGCATCGCCATCTGTTGAGTTGGGTTGAAAGCTGCAATATCAGGACCTTGCCAAGGCATATATCCTATCTTTTGCGCAGTCTCTGCTCGTGCTAAATTTCTTATTGACGGCTCTTCAATCCACTTAGGGATTTCCGTCTGTTGTGTTTGGCTTCCGCCTTTTCCACCGCCACCACTCATATCAAAACTCCTTTACCATTACGACCTGTTGTTCTTTCCAACCGTCTTTATTTAATATTTTTAACCAACCCTTACGTCCTGAAAGAGTCATTCCTTCGCACCCTTGGGTTTTAGCCCATTTTACCGCATCTTGGTGCATATCTGTAATCTGTTCAAGTTTCCCACCTGCTAAAAACACATGTAGAACTTTCTTGTTAGGATACACTACTATTTCAGTTACCGCACAGCCTTTTGCGCCTGACCATAACTGCATGTGTCCACTCATTACACCGTCAACTACATCAACAAACCCGTGAGTGTCTCCACCTTTATCTAAGGCTGATTGAATCCACTCTCTACATCTTAGTAAGTCGTCTTTAATGTTCATGGGTCTAGTTTAACCTTTACCCATGCTCCATTCTTAGAAACAACTAAAGTGCCTTGGCTTCTATCCCACATAAGTATTCCATCTTCTGATGCTGATTCACCTGATGTGATGTATCTTAGCTTGTCTTTATTAGTTGATAAAAACGAAACAAGACGCTCACCCCAAACCTTCCAATCAGCTCCTAATGGAGGAGGTGGTTGCATCACCTCTTACCTCCGGGTCTAACTTCCATGCGCATAACACCTGAACGCCAATTATCATTACCTGTGCCTTCTACTCTTAGCCTAACTTGTCTGCCTGTTAAGCGAACGTCTGTAGGATTAGTCAACGTGAAAGGTCCATGTGATGTCTCACTAGCATTCGGATAGAATCGTGTCTTAAATGTGACATCTACTTCACCTTGAGTTTCTTCATCAGGAATAACACTTGATACTTTCATTACTGTATCACCGTTGCCTAAACTAATAGGTCCTGACTCTGCAAAAGGTTTAACTGCTCCGTGTGTGTATCCTGTCTCATGATTGTATAAATTACCACTAGCATCAGCATAAATAGGGTTTTGGAATATACCTCTATCAATACCTGCTGTTCTGTCTAATACTCCTACAGACCAATTAGCATCTTTGTAATCTAGCATCACATATCTGTCATTTTCTGTAGATGTGCCTGACGGATAAAACCACCAAACTTCACCGTGTTGTGAATTATGTATTGCGTATGCCTTAGTTATTTGACTGTCATTAATATGATTAAACACATAGTCTAATACATCACACTTAATCTCTGTAGCTACTGAACCGTTAAAGCTAAAGAAGCCTCTGTGACCCATCCAATATGCGCCTTCATCTACTGCAACAAGTGCCTTACGTGATGCAATACCACATGCTGTACCAACTCTTTCAAAACCATATACAAAAGGTGGACCTGAATAAGTAGCAATGTGAGCATCTTGGTCGGTAACGATAAGAGTTCTACCTCTCATACGAACGCCACACATAATCTGACCCTGAGTTTGTAATTCAAAGTCACCTGCCTCATTTGTAGCTAAAGGAGACCATGCTGTATTATCTTCTCTATCACACCATTGTACCTTTCTAGGATTACCACCTGCGCCTAGTGCAAATACAAACCTTTCTTCTGTTACAAGCGTTGAAGCGTTTGATACAGGTGCGTTGGTTAATGCTGTTGGTAATACTGATGTATTTAACGCCCACTCGTATATCTTACCGTCTTTAGATGAACAAGCAATCAAATACTCGCCCCATGTGTCTAAAGCCCATGTAGTTGCCTCTTCATAAATACCTGAAGATGTTGGCGCTCGACCATAGTTAGTTGCACCATAGAAACCACCACCATAACCTAAGTTTAAAGAAGCATTTAATGTACCTGATGTTAATCCCGTAGGTGTAATGTCGGACACCGTATGGGAAACATTAACATAGTACAAGTGGTCAAATGTAGCACCCACTAAGTTACTTCCACTTGAGTTATCTACCCAAGAAATCATTGCTCTAGGAGCTGATGCAAAGGCTGATGTTTTACGTGAAGTCCAACCGCCCACAGGACGAAGTGAATTATCGTGCCAACGTACTAAGCTAGCATCTCTCCATCTATTAGACGATTCAAAATCAGTACCATTGTTATAGACACCTGACTGTAATTGTAGTGGTATTAAACTCATGCTGCTATTATTGTCCAAGTTGTGGATGTAGGAGGTATAACTTCCCACTTCTCTCTACCAACGGCAAGAGTTCCTGATGTGGATGATACTGCTCCGCCTGTTCGCTGAACTCTATTACAAGTTGCTGTAATTGTAGCTTCAGGTTGTGATGTTGCGCTTCCTTGGAATATCTTTTCAGAGTCTGACGTAGATGCTGATGTTCCGATGAGCGTAGCATTTCCACCCCTAGTAGCAAAGCCTAATACGGTAATAGAGGCAGAGGCTGTAGGAGTTCCTGAGCCAAACCTTACTCTATTGCATATTGAGGCTGTAGTACAAGCAGACGTTACAGTAGCACTAGCACTAATAATGAATACACCACTTGCACTTATAGTTGCAGTTGCTGATGGTGTAGCATCACCTTCTCTAACTCTAGTAGAGCTTATTGAATTAGAAGCTGTTGTGCTTGATATAGCACTTGACTCTCTAACTCTAGTTCCATTACCTGTAGTATCTACAGTAGTGGCGGATGCTCCGTTTACAAGGGCAGAACCTTCAGGTACTCTCCTAGCATTAGCACTAACGGCAGAGGTCGCACCAACTGCTACAACACCAAGGTTAATTTTCTCACCTGATACTGTAGAAGAAGATGTTGCTGATATTACGGTTTGTAAGTTAGCATCATCATAAACGTGAAGACCATATAAGCCTGAGCCGAATCCATACTTATCAGTCTCTTCGAGAATAACAACCTCACCTGAACATGTAGAAGAAGACGTTGCTGTGAGAGTGAACGGACCACTACCCATAGTAACAATCCAACCTACATTAGCAAGAGTCGCAGAAGCATTGACCGTAGCCGATGCGTCATGAACTACACCATCAGTATCTGAGAAAGCTAATAAACTGTAATAAGAACCACCGTAAAGTGACATCTATTTAGTCTAGTGTAATATCTAAGTCTGCTGCGGGAACACGGAATACATCGCCTGTTTCAATCGTCTTAGACGAAGATAAAGCAGCGTATGCCATTAAGTTACCTGATGTAGATGCGTCAAATACGCCTACTGAAGTTACCGTACCAAAGTTGCCTGTTGCTGTTGGATATTCAACTGCTGAGGTGTTTGATGTAGTGTTTCCTGAAGTAGTAAATGCTACTGCTTTACGAACATAGCCATTACCTGACACTTCAGTACCGCCACCTGTTTCACCCGGAGTTGCTGTGAACAATGCTAGGTATAAAGTTGTAGGTGCTGTGTAAGCTGCTGCGCCAAATACATGGTCTAAGATTTCTGTTTCTAAAAAGTTTGAAAATGACATTTATTTCTCCTATTGAGGACTAACCTTGTCCTCTGATTTTAAGTTTTAAGCCTGAGCCACTAAATCTAGCGTTCTCAGATACTTCGTTTAGTCTAGCAACAGAGGCTGAATACATCTGCGCCCAAACTGCTATTCTCTCGTCTTCGCCTAGATACGGTGCTGAATGTAGTAGTGCGCCATAAAGGTACACATCAGGTGCTTCTAGTAAAAGCCAATTATCGCTATTACTTGAACTAAGAGCTGTTGTCTTAGCATAGTAAAGTAATTCTGTATTCACAGTAGATGATGGTGTTGGGTAGAACTGAAATTGACTATCTGCGTGTGTGTAATGTGTTGGTGTGCCAATAGCATCATTATTAGATGCTCTCTTGTCTGCCATTGCTGCTCTTGAGATTAAATCAAGTGGTGATGTTCCGTTGTCTGTGACGTGAAATCTTATAGTCTCCATCCAATCAGCAGGAATCTGTGAATATTCATCACCACCACTCTGTTGACCACTTGCTCTAGTCTCCATCTTCCAATGTCGAATATCTCTGTTAATCTGTGCTTCTGACAATGCGATGAAGTTCTCGATAGCCGATGTTAAATCGTCTCTGTTTAAGAAGTCCGCTATTGCAGTCTTTAATGTAGTAAACGTATTTATAGCCATAGTTTCATTATATCCCTATTACTTGAACTTTTGGTACTTATTTTTGTATGCTGATTTCATACCTTTCTTGATAATAGAATCACTGAAATGCTTTAAAGATTTTTTACCACCTTCATGCTTAGTGATAGCTTTAATCATCTTGTACATGTTCTTATCTGATAGTTTATCAGTAGCGCCTATACCAACATCTCTAGCAACATCCTTAATGTAAGACTTAGTGTCGTTCTCTTTGCCGTTTGGAGCGTACTTATTAAGAATCTTAGTGATTGTGTCAAGTCCACGCTTACGCTTGTTAGTTAGGTCTCTAGTCAATGCTCTGATGCCGTTCTCAGGCTTATCAAACACTACGAACTCACCCTCTGCTACAGTACCACCTGATTCAGTGCCTGTCATGCCGTTCCACTTAATGCCGAAGTCTTTAATGTTGCCAGGATTGTTGCTACGAACATTTCGTACAACTTTAGGTTTTTTAACACCGTCAAGTACACCGTTCATAGGCTTTTCTACTTTCTTCTTAACACTTAATAGACCTTCACCTTCTTCTGCTTGAGATTGCTCAATAGCCAATAATCCACCACTTACGCCCACAGTTTTCTTAGCTACTGATGTTGAGCCATACATTGACTGACCACCTTTAATGCTTGTTTTTAACTCAGGAGTAATGTCTATGTAGTTTACTTCTGCTTTCTTGTAGCCACTATCTGACTCTTCAACACCTATATTAGTCTTGCCTGTTTGTGAGCCATGTTTCTTAGCTAGTTTATTAGCAATGCCAGGAATCTTCTTATCATAAGTGTTTTCATATAACTCTCTGTATCTTTCAGAGTATAAGTCAACCTGTTGTTGTGAATTAGTCCATGCAACTCTATCGTAACCTTCATCTGATGCTATCTTCATAGCACGTTTAAACGCCATCTCTTGCCACTTGTCATTTTTCAGAGGAGCGTTAGGCACTCCACCCTGTAGTTTGTTGCTTTCTGTTCTAAGTGCTGTGCCTCTGTTTACGTATTCTTTGACCTCACCCATAAGTGTGTCAAACACCTTGAAATCATTAACAGGTAGCGACATAGCCAACTCAGTCCATCGAACAACAGGATTATCGTCTCTAGTCTTTATAGAGCCAATAAGCTCATCGTTCTTAAATATACTAGCATCATCCGAACCTTCTCTAAAGTTAAGTCCAACCTCTTTAGCCTTCTTCTCATAGACTATATATTCATCATCGTGTAGCTTAATCTTCTCTGCAACAGCTTGTTGCTCAAGTTTAGTTTCCTTGGTGTCATAACCATCCTTACGACCTTTTTGATGCCAATCTGACTGTAACTCTTCAATAAACAGAACCTTGTTACCATCTACATCTGTTTTATCAGATACACGTAAATGACCTACTACGTTATCCTCTTCAAAATGACCGCCTCTGTAATCATCACCACCTAAAGGTTTAGATGTAATAGGAATCTCTCTGTATGTTCCAACATCTAGTCCTGGTTGGGTGTAATCAGAATACTTTGTGGTTGATGAAGCACTATAGCCAATATCATTATCATAGGCATACTCCCTTATCTGAATGTTAGCTTCGTTAATACTGTAAACACCACCACCATTAATATGTTGACCATCAGGTCCTGTAATCATTATGCCTACATCTTCATTACCTACTGCGGTAAAGTCCTTTCCATCAATGCCTACGTTCCACTCGTAATAAGGGTTTTCTAGGTACTCCTCGTTTTTCATTTCGTAAACAGCATCTCTAAAATCATTATCTAAGTTGTTTGGTATTAAATCAACATCTTTCTCTTTTATAGCATTATCAATTGGTTTATACCAACTAGGAATATTCTCATCAACAATATTTCCATCCACATCAAATACACCTGCTTTTACAGGATATCTTTCTGTGTTTAACTTATTCATATTTAAAATAATAGATTTCTGATTTTCGTGATACACATCACCTTGTGGAATTTTATAATCAAAAAACTCATCAACCTCATATTCTAGGTTTTCGCTTTCCATAACTTCAAAATTAGCATTATCGAAGGCATCGTCAGTGTAGTTATCTGAGGGGTCCTCTAATTGAAGTTGCTCAAGTTGTTCTCCCGCCTCATCTGAACTACCAACATGCTGTGTCTCATCTAGATTAGTCTTGTTGCTGTCCATGTGAGCTAGTAAGCCTGTCTTAGTAACACGCTCATCATTTGCTTTAGCAGTCTGTAGATAACCAAGTAATCCTGTATCTTGCATCTCATCTGCGGTTACACCATTCTTCTTCATAAACCTTTGAACGTCATTAGGAAGGTTTGTCTCTTGCTTTAATTTGTTTAATACGTTCTCTGCTTCTGAGTAAAAGCCTAGTTGGTCAACACCTGTGCTTGCGTCAACACCAGGAGCAACCATACTTTTTTCTACAGGCGCTTCTAAGCCAGGGAACTTATCCATAAACCTAGACATTGCTTGTGGGTCAGTTAATGCACTCTTAGTTGCTTTAGCCAAACTATACAAAGCAGGAACAGACATACCAAGTGTTAATTCCTCGCCCATATTCTTTAATCGAGCAACGAATCTTTCCTCAGCACTAGCATCATCGCCAACCTTAGAACCCATTAGTTCAGTAACAGCATTCTTGTATTCTGTAGTGTTGATTAAGTCAGAGATATTACCTTCAGTTACATCAAGTGTTCCACCAGGCATACTGACTGCAATAGACTCTTTTAAGAACCTAGTGAACTTACTAGCACTATTAGCATTACCCATTACCTTAGCAAGACCTGCGTAACCACCAACTAACTGAGAACCAAACTTGGTTAGGTTGTAAGCTGTGCTGTCTTCAAATTCTTTCTGTTGCTCTTCTGAATATCCGCCACCGATAATCTGTGCGTCTTTCGGGTCAATCACATTGTCATAACCTAACTTATTAGAGCCATAGTTAAGGGCATCAACACCTAGGTCGATAGTTCCTTGTGGTAAATCGTGTAGTAATCCTTGTGTAGCGCCTCTAGTAAGATTCAAGAACAAGTCTTTAGCCTCTTGATTTCTAGGATGGCTCTCGTTCATTAGAATAGCGGGTGTAGTGTTACCAAGCATAGGTAACACCTTATCTACTATATCTTCACCAACACCCATAATCTTAGCAATAGTTTGCTTAGTGTTGAATGTACTCTCAGCACCTTCATTCCAAAAGTCAGTAGCAGTTGGGTCAGGTTTGAATGTAGGCTCTTGAGGAATCACATTAGGTGTAGTTCCGTTTAGAGCGTACATTTGCTCCATAGAGTTGTCTGCTCTCTCACCTACTGAGTCTTGCATCATTAGTCCGTCTAATGTGTCTTGGCGTTGCTGATTCAAGTCATAGTCTGATTGACCAAAGCTATCTGCTGATACTTGCTCACCAAAGTCATTAGTATTGTCGTTCATCAGTTTGTTTACTGACTCATTAACATTGTTTATCTGAGAGCGATTCTCTGCTAATACATCACTCATACCTAAACTACCCATAGCCTTTTCAAACTGTAGGTCGGTCAATGCTTTGCCTTCTTTCTTAAACATTGCTAACATTTCCATCGCTTGAGATGGGTCTGCGTTAGGTGTTAAGTCTTGGAATGTGCCTGAATCTCTTTGTGCAAGTCTCTCGCCACCTTTGTATCCACTCATAACATTACGAGCATCAGTGTAGTCTGTCTGTTCAGGAGACCATGGTGAAATAGTTGATTGTTGGTTCTGAGCCATTGACTCTTGACTGCCTGGCATGAATGATGATTGTGGTACAGGTTGCATCATTTGTGGTGAAGGCTGTACAACTTGTTGTCTTCCTAAGTCAATAGACTCTGTTGGCATCTCAGGTTGTAACAATCCTTGAGCATTGTCAGGGATATTAAATGAATTTGCTTTAGTGTGTCCTTGATGTAGAGGCATTCTTACGTCTACTTGATAGGCATTACCCATATCATCGAATCTTGTCTCCATCAACTTGTCATCAGGTGCGCCTACAAAGCCACCACCTGTTAAATTAACACCCTCTTGACTTAGTAAAGCATCGAATAAACCCATGAATAAGACCTAAATATGACAAATATAGGCGCTATCTTACCATATCACACAATGCCCTTTACGTTTCTTTTAATTGACTTACCCCATGACTCTGCCATAGGTCTGTAGCCGATTGCTAGGTATCTGAAAGCGTCTGCTGCATGTGATGACCAATCATGTCTCGGTCTTGAGCGCCAAGTCTTACCGTTCTCATCATAATCTCTTGAATAGTTAATCAGACAGTCAACACCCTTCTCACACTTAACCTCATCGAACCAACATTTGTCTAGCATTGAACGCACTGCCTGAATACCATCATCAACCATAAGCATAGGAGCAATCTCTACGTTCCTAATGCCTAGGTTATCTAATACCTCTAGCCTTGACTTACCTGAGCCTAGTTCTCTCACTCTAACGTCATGTGGCAAGATGTGCTGTTCATAGATATAGCCTTTCTCTTGTAGTATGCGAGCGTAGTGGTCTAATCCTACACCTGATGCTTCGTAATAATCAATGATGTGTATCTCTGCGCCTATGTATTGAGCAAACCATATAGCAGTTGAATCACCTACACCTAAATCCCATGCTGTAATGACAGGCTTATCTCTACTGTATCTAACCTTACCGATTCTGTCTTCATCTCTAGCCCTACGCATCTCTGTCGTATAGTAAGAGCCTTCACTAAATATTAAGAACCCACCTTCCCAAATATGGTCATACATATCAGGACGCTTCTTCTTGTCTTCTAGTCTTTGCTCTTCCAACACACTAGGAAACCAAGGATTGTCTGAGTAGTTTATTTCACATATATGCGCATTATCAGGAGTATTCACTCTAAAGCGTTCATGGGTTGCGCTGTACTTGGATTCAGGGTTATAACTAATCCACACTTCTGAGCCTTCTTCACGCACAGTTGGGATAAGCTTCATGTATGCCATATCACTTACTCCCTCTGCTTCATCCACCCACGCCAACAATATACGAGCCTTAGACTTAATAGCATCAAGTGAGCGTCTTAGTCCTACAAATGTATATGAGATGCGACCATCTTTAGACCTGATGTACTTTTCGCCCACTTCATAGTAAGCCTCTAACCAAGGAACTGACCTAATTGCTGTTTTAATCTCTTCTAGTGATGAATCTTCTAATGAGTTCATAAACTCACGACCACATAGTATCTGTCCTGACCTACCTTCTCTGCCCCACTCATAACCACGTATAGCTGTCATCAATGCAAAGGTTCTTGTCTTACCTGAGCCACGTCCACCGTAAGCAATGCGATATCTAGCATCACCTACAAATAAAGGTTTTAGTTTAGGCGGTACTTTAATTTGTGCTTTTAGCTTTTCTGTAGTCATTAGTACATGTGTTTAAGTTGAAACCTCGTTGTTAGCTTTTTAAAAACAAAGTTTTTCTCTGTAAATTCAATGTCGCAATCTTTAAAAGGTATAAGGTATGCCAAAACATCACCTGCCTTTATAACTATTGTTGTTTCTTTATCTTTAGGAATATCTATAAAAGAGATTAAATTTAACTCTTGTTGTTTTCCATATTTTTCATTTATTATTCCCATAGGAATAAAACACCCTGAATTGTTGTGATAAGTTGGGTCTGTCAACATATACCCAAAATCCGATGTTTTTAATCTAACATGAATTTCAAATTTTAGCGATATTTTATCTTTAAAAAAAATGTTATCTTCTTGGTAAAACTGACTCTTCTCGTGTCCTGATATTGTTATTATTGAAGGGTCAGCTATATTGTAATAATACTCACCACTTTTGTTAATGGTAATAATAATTTCTGTTGGTGACTTTACTAATATAGTTTGCTTAAAAAGACCAAGTATTCCAGGACAAGTCTTTGCTGTTGCGCCATCACCATTACTAGGAACAATATTAAAACCACTTAAATTTTGTATCTGCTGATGTTTAATTGATTCAATATTATCTTTATATTCATCAACTCTAGCTTTCATCTTACTCCACCAACAAGAAGAAGTTGGTTTTGCTTTGACTAATATAGTTTTTATTAACTCTTCTGCTATATCTTTTGTATTTCGACTTTCATCAATAAATCTATAGTTTAATTTACTTTTCTTCTTCAGCATCTTCATAATCATCCTCACCATAAGCTACAATTTCAATAACTGTTGGCATCATTGAGCCATCGCTTGACATTATGTCTGTTGCACTCTTAGGAATCATCCCATGATTAACACCTAATAATAGTCCTGCTGTCTTCTCTTTAAGCGTTCCATTTAACGCACCATTGATAAGACTTCTGCCTTGTGATGTCATTAATCCCCTGACGGTGTGGGAAAAATCAGGATAATGCTTCTCCCATTCATAGATAGTAGACTTGTCTACACCTAGTTCCATAGCCAATCCTTCCACCATAGGTATTGCATCGTGATACTTAGTAAAGTGATTGTCAATATAGTCCTGAGCCTTCTCTATCATCTCTTCATTGTATTTAGATGGTCTTCCTAGTGGTAGGAAGTTATCTGTTTTCTTTGCTGTCATGTGTGACATCCTCTATTCTTTTAATTCTTTCAAGTCGTTTGACTACCTCTTCAAATGTTGCGTATATTTCCTCTTGTCTATAATTCACTTCTAAATCTTCAAACTCTAGTACAAATCCGTTAGAAACTTCTTTAATGATTATCTTAGCCATTAGTGTAACTCCGCTGTAGCATCTTGTGCCTCATTTAATGAATCAATAATATTGTTATGAACATCAAATAAGTCAATTTCATCTTTTTCTGACATTGTATGTAATGCTGTGTAGTACATAGCTACCAATGCTTCTTTAGATGTATCGTTCAATAGCACTTGTGTAAATCTAAAATCATCAGTGTCCATGTAATCTTCTATCTCAGTCATCTCTTTATTCCCATTGATTCTAAATATAAATCTTCAGGTCTAGGTAGCATGATTCCCCACTCAGCAACGAACATATCTATCTGCTCTAGGTAGTCTTTAAACTCACCGACCTTTAGTTTGGTTGTACTTCTTAGCTCTCTAATAGCTTCGCCTTTCTTAGTCGTTAATTCATTGTAACCCAAAAACTTATCTCTTAGCAACATGTGAGTCTCGTCCTTGGTATAGCCTAATTCTCCCGAGATACATGAAACCCACTCCCAATATAACGAGTTCTGACTTTGACTTCTTGTTAGCTTTGACTCTTTTATCTCAATGATAGCTTGCTCCACGTCATGTTCACTATAGAATGCTTTGACCATAGCCTCTATTATCTGTTGCTTAGGTTTGGTTCTTTCAAGTATTCGTTTCATGTTTTTCAACTCTAAAGCATTTAGGACACATCCAATAATGTGTGTACTTAGCACATATTCCACCGCAGTTACAGCTCACATCAATCCCTTACTAACTAAAATCTCTTGTGTTCGTTTCATTCCCATTAGGTGAGATAACAATAAGAACTCTTTGGTATATTCACTAGGCTTGCGTCCATCAAGAACATCATGGCAGCTCGCACAGCAATAAGCACCATGAATATCCATAGCCTTCATTCCCATGCCTCCACCGTTTAAATGAGCAAAGACAACTGTTTCATTATTAGGTCCACTATAGCAAAGGTCGAGACGCACAGTACACGCTTGACCCCTTGCAGATTTTGTAATTTTACTCATCTGAAGTTAGGTCCTTTTATCCACGCAACAAGTGAATGTCTTACACCTTTTGTAACAGGAGTAACTCTATGCCTAATAAATGATGGAAACACAATTACACTACCCTTGTTCTCAAACGAATCAAAAGTAAGTATCTCACCATCTATTTCAAATTCCAATTTACCGCCACTATATTCTGATTTATCAGATAGTTGTATAACTATTGATAACTTTCTATCTAATAATTTATCGGTAATCATACTTTGGTCAATGTGCCAATCATAGAAGCCTTTATCTTTTCCTTTATACTCACCAAACTGTACAGCAAAATCTTTTACAATATCAAAACCAAATGCTTGTGCGTTAGCATCTAGTATATATCTCCATATTTTCTCTTCTATATCTTTGTCTTTAATAAAACAAACTTTTGAAATTCTATAGTTTTTGTCTTGAACTATAGAGCCATCTTCCATACCTATTTGACTATTTTCTAATCCGTTTTTAAGCGCAAGTTTTTTTGCTTTTACAATTAACTTGTTGGGTAAATCTGCTTCCCAAATCCACGTATTAAATTTCATATTTTTTCATTTAACCCACAAAGTAAAAATTGAGTCATGCAAAACCTTCCCTTTTGCTTTCCTTGATATTTTTTATCTAAATTTATCATTGACACTTCATGCTTAATATTTGAAGGAAATATAATAGTTAATCCGTTACGAACTTTAAATGTTAAATTAAAATCAGTAAATGTAATATCTCCACCTTTAAACGTTTGTGGTTCTTTAAAAAAATAACTTAAAACAGTTACAACAGCTTTGTCTCTATGTGGTTCATAGTAATCACTATTCTCATAATACGAAACTAATGTTGTATCTTCATCATATACGGCAGCATCAAAAAACCATGATTCCTTCATTTTTTTATCATCTAAAACATCAAACAATTTTCTATTTTTTGTTAAGATACTAGAAAAGTCTCTATTGTTAAATATTGAATCTATAAAGATAGCTTTATTTTTCTTTAAATCCTTTCCATCATCGTCTTTAGCTGATTGACTTTCAGACGGGTCTAAAAAAAGACCTTTTGATTCAAAATTTAACATTTCATTTAAAATATCTTTATGTTCCACATCATTCCATAAGTCTTCTACAACGATATAATGAAAAGGATGTGTATGTACGGTAATCTTACTCATAATACGTTTATCTGCCAATCAATACAAGCCTCAATAACATCAGCTACTGAGTACACTACTTTAACTTCAGCACATGCTTCTTCAAGTCTTCCTATCATCTCTATCTGAGCAGGGCTTAGTCTGCCTTTGCCACCTGCTGTTGAAGCGGGTCTTTTAATCTCCAAAAAAAACGCTTGACCCTCATGAATAATACACAAATCCGGCACTCCTGATTTAACGCCCTCTTTTTTTAGTTTCACAGCTGTTACTACATTACGTTTGCCACCGTTTGGTATTGCAAAGTAACACACACCACGTAAATCTAGGTACTGACAAATAGCTACTTGGACTTGATGTTCTAGGTCAATCATAAATCAGGTCTCCCACCTATTGATTTTCTTTTATCGTTTTCAAAGTCTGAGTATTGTCCGTTTTTATCTACATAATGTAAAAATGCTTGAGCGTGCCAATCATCATTTGAACAAACAAGTTTATCTCTCCAATGTACTAATTCACATCCTTTATATATAACCATATCGCCAGGCTCTAAAAATACTTCGTTGCCATTTATAAATATAGGGTATTTAAAATGTTTATCTTTAAATTCGTAGTCTAAACAAATAGAACAGGAAATTTCACAAGATGGTCTATCTTTGTGTTTTAATAATTCAGTACCGTTTGTATAAATACGAAAAAATGAATATGTAGGTAATAATTCTAGTCCTGTGTTTTTTTCCATAGTATCTTTTAACTTTAAAAGTAAAGTTTCAAATGCAGGGTCAATATACTTTTCATACGCACCCATTACTTGTACTTCTGAGTTTATATCAAAATTCTGCATTCTATCAAACAAAGCATATTGAGTAATAAACTTTCTTAATTCTTTGGAAATTACATTTTTAACGATACAAAATCCATTTTTTTCAAAGGTTAAATTATCAATCATTTAGACTCTCTTAATAAATTATTAATAATCTCTTTTGCTGAATCACAAGTGTGTTTCCTTACTTGCTCATCATTCATGTGTGCAATCCTATCTAACAACTCTTTAACACCTACAAGCGCTGTAACACATTGTCTTTTATTATGTCCGAACCATTTCATTAATCAGCCTTTTTAGTATTTTTACTAGTGCAATAAGGGCATCTACCACTTCTGTTGCGATGCTCTATTGGGTTTGTTCGTGTATATCTTTGTAAGCATTTATTACATGAATAGTCATATAGCATTAGAGGTCTCGTTCTCCAAGGTTTTCGTCTTCACCTAAGTAATTAGCAAGACCATATACCGCCCAATGTAGTTGTGCTTTGTCTGCTTTGATTCTGTGCATTAATCCACTACGAGTACATCCTAATAGTTCAGCACATTTAGCTTGAGTAATTCCTAATCTTTTAATTTCTACAGGTATTGAGTTAAAGTAGATAGTTCTACTGACATCTTTAAAAGCCTTCTGTTGCTTAGCCATGATTATTTATATTGTTGAATTAAGTTACTATTATATCACTATGGCTACATTAGAACAGGTAAATTAACATTATTCCACTCTAACTCCCGCACTATCGTTTGTGGGGCATCTACGTTTGAGCAAGCTCAAGCCTCGTTACCATGAGCTATGGTACAGCTCGTCACTTCGTTCCTCTGAGGGATAAATCCCCTTGGTAAGTCAAGAGCTAGAGCAGTTTAGTAATATTCGGTAATGAGAGGAGTTGGGGAAATCGGGGCGAAGAAAACCCAAGGCTAAATTAATAACCTTGAGGATTAACATTCGTATAAAGAGCCGAAGCAGTCTTCATCGTAAGGTCATATCTATAACAATATATGACTCATCCTTTTCACCACCCTGTTCGGGTTCGCTACCTCTGAAAAGATGCGCTAGATTTAAAACACTATACAGGTATTATCCTAATAAGTTCGTAACAAGGGTTGTAGGCTTTCCTTCTACATGTCCGAGTCTTGCCTCAGAAACCAATGACTTAATCTAACATCAACCAACAGCTTTACACATTTGTAGCTATCTCTGTTATTTTATTCAGGTGTGAGTGAATCCATTTGGATGACATATCACCTGTCGTGTAGGTGAAGTACCATATAGACCCATAAGAACCCAAGAAGGGTATAATACGTATCTAGGTGGCGCAACACCTAATTCAAACCCTCGATTGATTTGTAGTCTTTCGGGGGTTTTTTCGTTCTAGGTGAAATTATAAACTAAGATTTGAAATAGATGTTGGGTATTTAATTTAATTATTTTTGTAACTTTCTATTGACATGTGTATCGAACATGATATAATATCTCCATCAACCACACTTTAGGTTGGTACTTTAAAACACAAACGGAGATTCAAAATGACAAACTTAGAACTACACAACCTAGCAAGAGAAAACGCTAACAAAGCAGTTGATGCTTATATTAAAGAAAACGGTGAAACTCAATATTGTGGTTACACTTATGTAAAGATTAAAGGTACTACATCTTTCTACCGAGACCTTAAAAAACAAGGACTAACATCAAGAGATTGTGCAAGAGGAATGATGGTTGATGATATTTTAGACACCAACACTCAATCACTAGATGTTAAAGAAGCGGGTGTTGAGGCTTACGCTAACACATTATTAGAAAACAATATTTATGCCTTTGCAGGCTCTGTAGCACTTTAAAACACAAACGGAGATACAAAATGAACACATACAAATTAACAGGAATGGAAAAACTATTTATTAATGCTCAACTTAAAGAAAATGATTGTGGCGCTAAGACAGCATCGGATTTATTAGAAGACAACTTCTCATGTAAGTCTATGGAAGACTATCTTGAGTTAGCTCCTAATTTTACTGCTGCAACAATCGGTGGCTTTCTATCATCACTAGAAAAGAAAGATGTTATCTATAGAGATGAAGACGAAGGTCGTCCTGTAGTTTGGTGGGTAACTGAGGCTTACCTTGAGTCTTTAGAGCCATCTGCTGAATTTACATACTAATATAACTAATAGCCATTAGAGATAGTGGTTATTGATGATATTAAATTCTTTTCAAAACTAACTACATTAATGTTCCGAACATGATATAATTACCCCATCAACGAAACATTTCGCTGATACTTTAAACTAAAAACGGAGATTCAAATGAACGCAAAACAAGTACACAGCATCCTTAAAAATGACGAAGCATACCAATGGTCAAGAGAGTTCAATAGCTATAGCAATATGGTTATGGTTCTTGAAGCTCATGGATACCCACACACTAGAGCGCACGTAACTGCCATGCTTACGGTTTGGAGATAGAATCATGGATAACATGACTACTACCGATTACCAAATCGAAGAAGATTATCAGACACGTTATGAAGCGTGTTACGACACAGCGCTTGATGAGTTCAAAACTTCACTCGAACCTATAAAGCAATCATTCGAGCATTACCTTAACGAAACACCTATCTGCGATGTTCCTTTATATGTGATTATGCAGATGGCACATAGTGTTGATGAAATGACAAAAAAGGCTAACTTCCATTACGAAGATGAGCATGACGATGTTTGGTACAATTTTGAAAGTGAGTTATCAGATATCCTTTTAGACGACTACGGATGGGAGTATTAACATGGGATATTTCAGCGATTTAGATATTGACAATCAAGAGATGGAGGCTATTGGTGGTGTTGTGCCAAAGCACGACCAAGAGCCTGACTTCATGTCATACGCCCACAAGGTGATGGCTTCAAAAGAGTTTGAACAAGACATGATAGATGTTGACCAAGACCAAGGTTATGACGAATATAAAGAAACTAAAGCGAGGTTATTATGAGCCAAGACCAAAGACTATTAGATTATCTTAGAGATAATAAACAGATTGACCCACTTACATCATGGAAGAAGTTAGGCATCTACAGACTATCTTCTTGCATCCACAGACTGCGTAAG